TTGATAGATTCCGTACTTTCTGCAGCTGCACCCCCATCTGGGAACGTTGTTACGGTAACTGTGATGCCAGAGGTGATAGAATTACCCGCATTGTCTCTAAAATTACCAATATTCTCAAAAACTTTTAGTCCATTTGCTCCAATTCCCGAAGAAGTTGTGTATTGAACTGAAACAACGTCACCATTTGTCAAATCTTTACCTACAATCCCATCTCCAAATAATATTTCTGGAATTTCATATTCAGATTCTTCTAAGAAGAAGACTTTTGATGTGGAATCTATCTTTGTAATATCTGTTGCTTGTAGATAACGTTCAGTGACTGTTCCAGAAGTTACCTCAACACGCATTGATGAAGTATCTGCATTATTGTTTGTTAGTATAAAACGTTGTCTTTGGTTAACATCACGCACAAAAGTATCAGTCATAAAGATACCTTCAAATAAAGTCAACCCAGTAAAGGTTGCAATACCACTTGTGCTGTCTACTGATACAGTCGTATCAATAGGAAGTGAGAATACAAAGTTGTTATTATCTAATCCTGTAAAGTTTAATACTAAGCCTCTTGCTAAAGTGACTGTCGTGGGGTATGGAAATACAGTTTGTACTGTACAGTTGATTACTGTTTGTGCAGAACGAGCTGACTTTGGTGTGTAACCAATCATCCTAGCAAGCTTTACAACGTTCTCACGTAAAACTGCTGTCTCTAAGAACCCTTCATTGACTGTTAGGTTGGCATTGACTGCAGTATAGTATGTATTATAAGCTAAAACGTCTAACAGCACAGTTAAAGACGATCCTTCAAAGTCATAATCTGTAAACTGTGACTGAGATTTTAAGTAATCTTTAATTTGTGCCTTGATTTCGTTAAATTCAAGTGCATTAACTTGGTTAAATGCCATTATGGTTTAAATGCAATGTCGATATTATCAAATTTAGGTGGTACTCCTATTATCACATATGCTATACTCACATCCAACTGATTTCTATCCTCAGTGAATTTAGTTAGAACCTCATAAACTGCTACTCTAGGTTCATGAACATCAATTACATCTTTAATTCTAGATTTAAGTTCTGTAGCTAATTCGGGAATATAATTCTCAAATAACATTCCGATAATATTTCCACCGAATGATGGATCAAAAGGTTTTTCGTAGAAGTTATACAATATAATATTTTTAACTGAAGCCTTTATGGCTGCTTCATTTTGCAGCGTCAAAATGTCATTTGTCACTGCGTTCTTTTCAAATGTCAATGAGAAGTCACGAAACGACTTCGAGACAATAGCCATTAGCTAAAAATATAACCTAGTTTATATTTATACTTCTTTCTGTGACTTTTTTTTACTTGCCCTATCAGACCTAGGATCTGTAATCAAATATCTACAATATTCATTGCCATGGTCGTAGAAATGATCACTCATATCTACGGGAATATTAGCATTCCTTCCACCGTCTTTAATTCTTTTAGCCTTGCCCACGGTACCTCTTCTTTGCTTTGTTACGTGATGTAGCAGAGTACTTTGAATGTTTTCCTTTACCTTGTCTTGACTTCTTTGGGTGTGCCTCAATTGTAGGAAGACCCATTGCATATCTTGTTGCCATAATTAACCTGCGAATACGTTTGATGAACCAGCAGCGACGCTAGTGCATGTTGCATCTCCTACTCTACCACATCCTTTACCATTAATAAAGACCGTGGAACTACCACTTGATATAGCAGAAGAATGTGGGGGACATGGAGAACCTGGTAATAAGTGTACCGTGTTCTTATCTCCTTGTCGAGATATAGGTCTACCATTACAGAAGACGTTACCTGAACCTTGTGCTCTGGACATTCCAGAACAATGAGGTGTGTCTGCGTCTCCTACTCGTGTTACTGCTGGCATGTTAATAATAGTTTGAAATAAAGGAACGTATACCTTCCCACTCATTATATATCTTTAATTCAAGTGTGAAGGATGCGGGTGCTTGAGCAGTCAGGTTCCCTACAGGACCGCTCTCCCATTGTACTGTTACATTAAATGTCTCGGTTGTAAATGCAGTACCGTCTTGGTTCAAGTTATACATTAACTTGTCTGCTGGCATATTAGGTATTCTCTCTACAGTTACGGGTGTCTGTGTCTTATCTGACTCACCTTGTTCCACATATGTAAACTGGTCTATAAATGGATCCTCTAACGTACCAGTAATGGATACAGACGTAGTGCCTGGTGTAATGACTAGATTGGGCTGCGTTCCCTGTACAGTTGCAGTGACGTTAGTTACACTGCATACATCTGATCCTGTAACACTACAGGATGCATTCACCGTCTGGTTCATTGTGAAGTCAGGTCTAGTGATATCGGTTAGACCTGTTGCTTCATCAGGTGTGATGCTGACTGCCATAAGTTTCTGTTATTAATCCGTTCTTCACTGCTATATCGTACATAATAGTATGGATGGTCATATCAAAAGCATTCGTCCATGGTTGGGTCTTCTCATTCTCTATCCAACATTGAAGACTTCCGTATTGTGCCTTTGGTATATCATCTCTAAACCATGAATCGTATTCAAATTCAGTTTCAGTCATTTTGTTTCTCGTGTCATTAACTCTTGCAAGTATTCCGTGTATCTGCTCATCTCTGTATGATCATTGACATCATGTGGAGGTTCTGGAATATTAGGAGCGAAACTAATTAGATGATCGAAGGACGCAGGAAGATCTCTGGCCTTCGTATGCCTTATGAGTTCTCCGTTTATCTTAACGACGAATTCTCCTTCCAATGATTCCAGTCCTAACATGGTTCTTACTTACTATGAGTATATTTAGAGCCACACGACGCGATTTTGGGGTTTTTTGTTAAAACGCGGTTTTTTAACCTCTACCAATTCGCATCATCCTCAGTCATTGCTTTAAGTTTCTCGTCGTGGTCAGATACGACATCGACAAGTTTCTCATAGTTCTCAGAGCCAGGTCGTCTCATTAAGAGATTGGACTGTGCCACTTTGCTCTCAAGTACTGCCAACCTCTCTGCAAGTTCTTTGATGTCATAATGTATAGATGTTTGGTAATCGCCTGACATGTGTTCTCCTATTGTTGTTTAATATCAAAGTGCCATTTGATATGTTTGATGTAATCAAATGTATCGCCAATGTCCTTGTCACAGTCAACCTCGTACTTCCGATCACACAGAAACTTTCTCAGATCGTAGATAGACTTATATGTTCCTACTTCGTCGAGATGTTCGTTGTACAGTACGTATTGCATAGAAAGAGGAGAGTGGTATATATTATATATTGTATCAGTATCTCAACACATTGTCAATAGCAGAGATATCCTTTAATATTGTCTGGTAAGTCTAGTTCTATCATAGAATACCTCGATTGTGGAACGAGGTGTGTCGTATCCTTCTCTATCTTATGAGACATATACTGAGATATCTTACCCTTCCTCCACTTGGTGTATGCTTCTTTCTGACACCATAGCTCATAGAATATGTTTATATTGACTGTCTCTTCATCCTTATGAAAGTATCTTCGAGATATATCTCCGAACCTTCTATCTCTCATGTACTCAATATCCACTCCGAGCTCTCTGAAACCCACTGCTACTACAGCGTAGTGTGCTGTGTCAGATTTGTTCCAGTGTAGTTGGATTGGTTCTTTGCAATCCAGAGGGTATCTGCCAAGAAACTCTCCGAGGGCGGCTTTGACATCTCCAGTTAAATAAACGTTTGCTACGTCGTCTGAGTATATGGGTTTCACTCAGGACACTCTCTGACGGTTCCCGTCGCTTCTGCCTTCTCCATCGTCTGATATTGTATTGCGGTTATGTCCCATGCCATATCATTGACACGTTTCTGAGCAGCATACTCACTGTCTGCTTGCACTCTGATCCACTGCTTGTATGTTACTGTGGTTTCTACATCGAAGGTTTTCATTGTTTTTACTCTGGGGAAATTTTTGGAAAAATTATATTTCTTATATCACGCTCGCTCATGCAAGACTTTATAGCTTAGCTTTGCTAGGGAACCTAAGCTTAGCGGGCTAGGGGTAAAAACCCCGAAGGGGGGGCATAGTGCCTTATGCCACCTCCATCCATTTAAACTCTGCCTTAGTGCCAACTTTCCAAATGGTGACAGGTCTCTCAAGTTGCTCTGCCATTCTCTCAGCGTGACGCTTTGCGTCTGCGAATAGCGAACCGTCGAACACGTCTGCCCATATCTTAACTTCGTTTCCGTAGTCTGAAGGTTGAATTGCCCAAGTTGTCATGTGAGTTGTCCTTTGTTTGTATGTACTAATTATAGCAGAGGTGAGTACCTCGTCGAGTGATACGACGAGGGATTGAAACAATCGTTTACAATTCACTCATCATCTCCTGCATTTCGTCATAGTCTGCTTCTGTCCACTTCGCACCATCTGGGGTCTTATTCATACCCATATCCTGCATGCATATGATGAAGTCGAACCATGAGTCGCAGTCCTTAGCGAGGTTGTAGAGTCCTTCGTCTCCTCCTACCCATAGGGCACAGTTCCATGAAGTCCAGTCTGCCCAACCGTTATAGGTCTTCTTTGGCAAGTCGGTGAGGTTGAATGAAGTCTGATTGATCATTGTTAAACCTTTGTTTGTTTATACTACTATTATAAAAGAAAATGCCCACCGAGTCATGAACTGGTGGACACTTTGTATACTGGCACTCGCCTGTCACTTAAGT